TAAAAAGTGTATTTATTGTAGTTTTTTTTAAAGTATATATATAATATGGAATTAGCGATACCATTAGTAGCATTAGGAGGAATGTATGTTATTTCAAATCAAAATACTAACAACTCCAAAAAAGATAATTCAAAACCAAAAGAAAACTTTAACAATATGGGTATAAGAACTAATTTACAAACGGCAAGCAATTATTTACCAAATACAAATGTACCTCCTCAAAATTATCCAATTATGAATAATAAAGAGCTTGTAGATACTGTACAAGAATATCCGAATCCAAATGCTGCAACCGATAAGTACTTCAATCAAAATGTTTATCAACAAAAGCAACGTGCTGGAGACCCTGTTAACAGTAGTATTCCACAAATATATTCGCTAACTGGTGATTACATGAATTCAAAGGAATTTATTCATAATAATATGCAACCTTTTAATGGGGGTAAACCCAAAGGACAAATATATAACAATAATAATGCTGAAACCATTTTAGACAATTATGTAGGAAACGGTTCTCAGACAATTAAAAAGATTGAACAGGCACCTCTTTTTAAACCCCAAGACAATGTTCAATGGACTTATGGCATGCCAGATATGAGCGACTTTTACCAATCAAGACAAAACCCAGTAAACAGAAATAATATGGTTAAACCGTTTGAATCGATACGTGTAGGTCCAGGTTTAGACAAAGGATACAGTGCAGAAGGTAGTCTCGGATTTAATGCAGGAATGGAAGCACGTGATAAATGGTTACCAAAAACGGTTGATGAATTACGTGTATCTACAAATCCCAAACAAGAATATACTTTAGACAATCTTCAGGGTCCTGCTGCATCGGCAATTAAGAATGTTGGTATTGAAGGAAAGGTGGAAAAATATAGACCGGATACATTTTTTATTAATTCTCAAGATCGTTGGTTAACTACAACTGGTGCTGAAAAAGCAAACAGATTTGTTTCTGAAGAGATACAGAAAACATCTAACAGAAATGAAACTACTAAATTTCAACATGGCACACCTAATTCTACACTTAAGACAGCCAGTTATGTTCCAAAGAAACACGAAGAGTCTAAAAGACAACAATTAGAAGGATTTGAAGTAGGACCTTCTAAAACAAAGGGAACTGGTTCACATCAAGATTTAGACCAAACCCTAAATAGTCATATAAATTACACGAATAACCGAGCTATAAATCAACAACAACAAACATTTGGTTCCGGATTTACCAGTGCTATTGGTGCTGCAATTGCTCCCATTATGGATATACTAAGACCATCAAGAAAAGAAGAATATAGTTGTAATATGCGAGTATATGGTAACATTGGCGGTGAAGTACCTGGAAACTATGTTTTGACCAATGGAGATGTTCCAGATGTAACTGTAAAAGAAACCACATTATATCAACCTAATTCATATATCGGAAATCAGAGTCATAATGCGGCATATGCTGTTACGGAACAGCAGGCAATTGCGAATCAACGTGACACAGTGAATCATGATCAATTTATGGGTATGTCATCTAAACACGGGTCGCGACAATATGATGCTGTTTATAGACAAACGAACAATGATATAAAAGAAAAGGTTGTTGTATCAAGAACAAATCAAGGTAATGCTAAGCATTTCAATTCCCAAATAAACGTTACAATGTCAAAGTTGGATGCTGATCGTGAAAATAACAGATTATGGGCACCACAGGCAACTATACGTAATGGTCCATCAGTACAGACATATGGAAAAGCCAGTATGCCACAATATTATAATGAATGTCAAGGTTGTGAACGTATTGCACCTGATTTATTAAATGCTTTTAAAGAAAATCCGTTTACACATAGTTTGTCAAGTGCAGTTTAAATAATAAAAATACTAATAAAATAATAAATGCGTTATATTAATATATAAAAACACTACATTAATATAAATAATCTAAAAAATGACACTAAATATTCATCAAACCATAAAAGACAAATTAAAATACTTCAACGATATACATAAAATCCCCAATATTATTTTTAATGGTCCAAGCGGAACAGGAAAAAGTACAATAGTGAATGATTTTATTTCGTTGATTTATGATGGAAATAAAGATAAAATAAAAGATTTCGTTATGTACGTAAATTGTGCACATGGTAAGGGGATTAAATTTATAAGAGATGAATTAAAGTTCTTTGCGAAAACACATATTAATTCGAATGGTGGAGGAACTTTTAAAAGTATTGTCTTATTAAATGGAGATAAACTAACAATGGATGCACAATCAGCGCTAAGAAGATGTATCGAGTTATTCAGTCATAATACCAGATTTTTTATAATTGTTGAAGATAAATATAAATTATTAAGACCTATTTTGTCTCGGTTTTGTGAATTATACATATCTGAACCGGAACACAATGGAAATCCGATTAACCTTTATAAATATAATATAGAGCAAACATTTAAACTAACAGATGTAAAAACTCAAAGGAGTGATTGGTTAAAAAAACAGTTAGAAAAAAGTATAACCCCGAAAATGAGTGAAGCAGAATTATTGAAATTTGTTACAAAATTATATGAAAAGGGTTATAATGCATTAGATATGATTCAATTATTAGAAGAAAACAATTTTGAAATAGATAATAAAAAACGATACGAATTATTGGTTGCATTTAATAAAGTTAGAAAGGAAATTCGTAATGAAAAACTATTATTATCATTTGTAATAAATTTCACATTTTTAGATAAAATGGTCGACTTAACAAATATATCTTTTATGTAATATACTAAAAATATTTTATAATATATTACTTCAATTTATGTCCTTGATTATAACCTCTTTTGAAACATTTTTTATGATTTTACTGTAATTCCGTTGTTGTTCTTCTTTTGTTGACCCAGACATTACTTCACACAACATTTTCATATATTTATCGTTTTGTTTAGAATCTGGATCCATATATTCTGGATTTTCTTTTTGCCAGTTACTAATTTGTTTAATATTTTTATTTGCAATATGCTTAATAGCATTTGTTATTTTATCCTTATTATCAGTTTCTTTCACCCATTTATCGTCATCTTTTATGTAAAATATCTCCCTTTTACTATCATTGCAATGAAGAGGTCGTTTATAAATATTTAGTTGATTTAAACCATCTATAAAAATTTTAGATATTCCCTCAACATAACCTAACTTAGCAGTTTGTTCTAATTCTTTAACACCTAAAACCAATGAATTTACAAATTCATTTATATTTAATGCATCTTTGCATTGCTCATTTAAAAACACATTTATACTAAACTTGTTATTACTATTATAATTATTATTAATTGTATTGGTTGTATTCGTTTGTGCGATTTGAAACAATTTTGTGTTTTGTTCTATTAATATTTTGTTCTGTTCTGATAGTTGTTTGTTTTGTTCTATGAGAAAATCCTTTACAAGGTCGTCTTTTTTGATTACATCTAAAATAAATTGGGTTTTATTAAATACATGACATTTTTTCTTATGATTGAATAAACTCTGTCTATGTTTATAATATCTTCCACAATCGCACTCAAATGCAGCGGCGTTTTTTGGCGTAAAATCGGCAGTATTTGTCAGTATTTTGTCAGTATTCAAATGTTTGCGTGTCAAAATATGTCGGTCCCAATCACTTGATTTAAAGCATTTAAAGTCACAAATATCACAATAATATTTTTCGGCGTTTTTTGGCGTAAAAACGTCAGTCATTTGTCAGTATAATATACTGACACAAAAAACGCCTAAATTATTTTTTATAAAAATATATTATTTTTTTATGGTAACAAATAATTTCGCAAAAAACCGAATTTTAGAGCATTTTCGTCACAAGTCACTTTTTTCAAAACCTTTTTTCAAAACTTTTTTAGGATTTCTCAAATTGGACATTTTAAAAATGTCCAAAATCGAAAATGGCTCCGACTTTTTATTTTGTTTTTGTGACTGAAAATCTTAACTCATTTTTAGCAATATATTTTATTACCTTTTTCAGTAACAAAAGTAAAAACATGAATTGTGACGATAAAAAATAAAACCAAAAAATAAAATATATATATAAATATATAAATGGATAAATTTCTCAATTTAGCAAATGACAGACAAGAGGATTTTTATACAGAAGAAGATTGTAAAGCACCAATTTCTGATTACAAAGCAGGTTTAGAACAATATAATCAATGTGGTTGTAAGAAAACAGAATATAAAATGGGTTCTTTGTCTTATAATAACAATTCTAATTGTAGAAACATATTGAATAAATCTAAATCATTATTAAAACAAACGGTAAAATCAAATAATGAAGATATTAATGCAGATATTTATGGCGGTAAAATAAAAATGTGTAAACATCATATGCCACGTAATAAATGTAAAATATGTAAAACAACATGTAAACATCATATGTCACGTAATAACTGTAAAATATGTAAAACAACACGTAGACATAAAAAATCTCGTAAATCTCGTAAATCTCGTAGATACCGTTAAATTTAAAAAATTAGTTTGAATAATAAATATTTAAGATGTATATTTATTATTATGGACGATTTTAACGTTAGTTCGTTGCATGAATCAAAGAATGAATGGGGTGCTCGTTTATTAACGATTTTAACGCCTTTAATTATTGAAGGTTTTAAATCTATTTTTGATGAATCTTATAAGTTATGTAGAGAAAATGGGGAATTAGATAAGTATTTAATGACATTCCAAAACTTTATTGCAAGAATTCCAAAATGGAACGCAACAATAATTGAGACTGAACGAAAAAGAATTATTGAGAAAAGTGGTTGTTCGTATTTAGAAGAATTAGTTACATGTATTCATATAATTCAATTAAAGTTATTGACTGCTATGCGTGTAGGTCAAAAACAAAAGAAAATAGATATTAATATCCCTAAATTAGATGATTTTATACATAAAGCGTATGTAAATGTAGCCAGAAAAGTGTATAAAAATGTTTATTTATTTGAAATCAATATTGCTCCTCTTCAAATTCAAAAACATACAAGAGAATTAGAGACTATAGTTCAGGAATGTATATTAAACGCGGTTAGAGAAAGTATCCCTGTTGAGAGTATATTAAAGGCATATATGGATGAAACAGTCGAGGAAGATGTTGTAGAAGAAATTAAAGAACAAATTATCGAAAAACCTGTAGAGAAGATAGAAACTCAAACCATTATTGAAGGAGGAGAAAATAAGGAAAAAATAAAAGAAAATATCACATTTAATGATGTAGATATGGTAATGAATAAACATGGTAAGGAAGAATTTGTGACTGCACCTAAAAATATAGAGAGACTTGAAGAGATAAGTACATTAAGAAACATTAAAAGAAAAATGGAAGAGGAAGAGGAGGATGAAAAATTAAATATTTCAACTGAAAATGTATCATTAGACAATTTAGATATAAGTATAATTGATCAACCAGATGATAAATTGAAAAATGATATTTTATTAGATGATATAGAAATTTTAGCATAAATTTAAAATAAATAAATGCGTTTTTTACTTGTTTGAATTGTAAAAATATATTGTAAGATGGACAATATATTTTTTGTAGCTGCTATCATGTCTGTAATCTTTTTTATAATTAAATTCTTAGAAATGCGATATGTTGATAAAGAGCCAAAACCATTGAAATTTTTAATTAGAGATGCATTAGTAGTATATTTTAGTGTAGTAATTGGTAATTTTATTTTAGGACAAGTTGAACCTGTAATAAATGAGACAATAAAACAAAGCAATCCTATGGCTTTTACAGATAATCCTCCTTTTTAAAACACTTTAACGACCGGTCCACACTTTAACAAATGGATATATTATTTTTTTATTTTTTAAATCCGCACTATATTGGTCATAATTATATCTAAATGTTTGGTTTTTTGTTAGTATATCACCAAATAAAGATTTAATTTTTATAACATTAGGATATTCTTGACAGAACAATAAACCCATTATACGTTCTAATGAACAACGGTCTGTTCTATTATGTACAACATTAACAAGATTAGTAATATTATATTTTTTTTGCAATAATTCTAAGAAATTTAGTTTAATGTACGCTTGACACCCAAAACATAAATTAAAACTGTCATTTGTAATTTTATTTAGACCAAGAATGTTTATTTCAGAACCATTTAGTTTTTGAATTAATTTATATTTGTTAGTTAATGCAGATGTTATACGTAATAGATTATTAATATTTTCTTTATCATATACGTGATGCCATAAGGGAATTACTGGTGTTTTGAATATTTCAAATGGCATTCGTTTATGAATAAATACACTATCATGTAAAATAACTGCATTAGGAAACCATTTATATTTTAAATAATATACATATGGCAATAATTCTCCTCTTCCATGATATTCTGATTGAATTATAGTAAGATTTTTATATTCAAAATCGGCTTTTACAAATTCTTGTTTACTGTTGTCATCTATGATAACGATGTGTTTTAAAGGATATAGTGTCCTAATTAGTTTTACACTTTGATTCCAATATTTGTTAGTATTAGCTGAATTAACATGCCTTGTAATAATAAATCCGAAATTGGACATTATATTTATAATTATATATGATAAATATAATTATACTAATTAAACATAATTAAATGAAAATACGTTTAACAATAACAAGGTAAATCGTCTATATTTAAAATAGGTTCTGATTTTGGAATATTTTTATTTGAAATAATAAAATTACTAAATTCAGGTCTATCCAGTTGTGAAATAGGCGTATGTTTATGAACATGCCTGGCAATCATTTTATAAAGTTTAAAATCCGGATACCTTTCAGCACCGTTATTTTTATATAAAACATTAATTCCATTATCATCCATACACCATTCAACAATTAATTTAATTATTGGAGAACAAGTTTCTAAGTTTTTAATTACTTCTAAATCATCCACAACATAATCAAATATAGAACATGCTAAACGACAAATATCAAAACTAAAATTAGGTTCTAAACGTGGTTTTTTGTCGTTAAAATATGGTTCTGTATTGTATTGGGTTGCTGCATCACCACCTATTTGAAAACTATCACTGCAAAATATATTTCCATTAAATTTATAGATTGCACGACCAAAGTCAATAATCTTGTATAATTTACCGAATGTTGGTACCTTATACGTCTTTTTTTTGTAAGTATAATATACGAATTTTTTGTTGGTTGATATGTACATTATATTATTTGTATGTAGATCATTGTGTGTAAATGAAAACATTTTTTGATATGTTATAAGAATCATAATTATTTGCATTAATGCAGAAAACCATTCGTCATTCGTTAAAGCACCATTAAGAATTAAATTATCAAATGTATCTTCACATTGTTCCATACAAATAACTTGTACTGGAAATTTATCAAAAGTTAACATTAGTTTTTCTTCATTTTCATCATCACTATTAACATCCTCGTACTCGTCAATATCCATTTCTTCTTCTAACTCTTCCTTTTCTTCTAATTCTAATTCGTTCTCATCTATTTCTAAATCCATTTCTTCGTGTTCGTCTTCGTCTTCGTCTTCGTCTTCGTCTTCGTCTTCATTTTCATTTTCATTTTCATTTTCATCTTCAAAATTCATTTTATTATTCATAAAATCATTTTCATCATTATCATTCGTATGGGAAGTTCTGGAAGAACAAGTTGAACCGGATCTCAATGTGTCGGTTTTATGAGGTGTATCAGTTTCGACCTCATATGAATTTGTAATATCAACAATATCGAGACCCATGTTTTTAATATCTGTTAGAGACACATGTTCAGTATCATTTTCAAAAATATTTTCAAACATAGAATCGTCAATTGATTTAATAGATGAATTCGATTTTAAACTAGTAGAAATCTTTAAAGGTTTTAATGGTTTTTTATCGTCATCATTTAATAATAAATGTGTAAAATCTTCAACATTGAATAATACGTTTTTTTGCTTATTAAAAAAATCAGATTGTACTAAATAATCTATGTCATCAATAATGTTTAGTTTATAATCATTTTTAATAGCTAAGAATGAACCATAATATTCTACACCATGTATAAAATTATGTTCATGTAATACTTTGTTTGTTAAAAATGAGAAAAACCCATCTACGTATGCTGAATTATTTTGTTCCATAATTTTAGGATTTATATCATTTGTTTTATCAAATGAGGGCAAATTAAATAGATTAGGATCATCATGTTTATATTTACCGATTATATACTTAAATGGGTCTAATAATGGAGCCATTTTTATAAATACATTTTTATGTAATACCTGCACATTATCCGTAATATTTTTTAGTTTACAATTGAATATATTTTCGTTGTAAATATCCTTTTCATGTATATCCTTAATGTCTGAAATATATAATTGATGATTTAAATTAATGGAATTATAATTCGTGCTATTCAATGAGAAAAAACGTTCATATATGGGTATATAATTTTGAATGTTCGTCAGATGGGTATTCTTGTTAGTTTGCAATTTAATGAAGAGGTTCGTATTCTTTCGCTTTTGGTAGTCTATAGTAATAGTCATTAGCTAATTAGAATATAAATAAAATTTATATTTAACTTATTTTATTCCTAAATAAAATATAAATTTATAATTATAACTATTATTCATAAAAAGTAATTAATTGATTTTTAATGCTTCTTTTTAAGTTATTATGTTTGTTTATAAATGTTTTAACCATTTTTTGATTTTTGTTAAATTTTTGTGCAGCTTCATCAGCTGTCTTTACGGAGTTGCCATGTGATTTAGCTTTTGTCATTAATTGTATATCAAATTTAGATTTAGAAGAAATGAATATATTTATTTTTCTTAAAGCATTATTAATATAATCGTAAGACTCATTTTTTTGTATAACTTTTTCATAATCTAAAAATACAACATTGCTATATTTATTCAATATTGACATGTAATTAATATAATAATAATTGTATAATTCTACCATATTAGGAAAATTTTTTCCATATAATTCTACCGGTAAAAACAATTTACTATATTTAACATCATAACATTCTTTTTTTATACTATATATCCAATTATATACATTTTTATACATAATTATTAATAAATTATTATTATTGTCAAGATAATTATTTATAGTTTTTATTGTCATTATGTGTTTACCAAATGGTTCGTGTATACCTCCAATTGTTACTGGGTTATTAGTTGTTAAATCAATACATTCACTATTTTTAATAACATTATGAATTAAATTTGTTCCGCTATTAAATGGACCGATAACATGAATCCTTCTCGACATTTATATTATATTTATATTTTATATTTTATAAGTTTATTTTATCAAATTATTTTTCACATTGCATATTATATATGAATTTAGAATTGAAAAGATTTGATATGAAAAGTATTAGTTTTAAACCGAATGAATCTAAGGGTCCAGTAGTTGTCTTAATAGGTCGTCGTGACACCGGTAAATCATTTTTAGTTCGAGATTTATTATATTATCATCAAGACATACCTATAGGCACTGTTATCTCAGGTACAGAAGAGGGCAACGGCTTTTATGGTAAATTAGTACCTAAATTATTCATTCACAACGAATACAACACTGTTATTATTGAAAACGTTTTAAAACGCCAGCGTGGTGTATTGAAACAAATAAAGAAAGAAATGGAGCAATTCAATAGAAGCACTATTGACCCAAGAACTTTTGTTATTTTAGATGATTGTTTGTACGACAACACTTGGGCGCGTGATAAAATGATGCGATTACTTTTTATGAATGGTAGACATTGGAAGGTCATGTTACTCATCACAATGCAATATCCATTAGGCATACCACCAACGCTGCGAACAAATATCGATTACGTATTTATTTTGAGAGAGCCATATATTGCAAATAGGAAACGAATTTATGAAAATTATGCGGGTATGTTTCCCACATTGGAGTCGTTTTGTCAAGTAATGGATCAATGCACTGAGAATTTCGAGTGTTTAGTGATAAATAACAACTCGAAGTCCAATAAATTGCAGGATCAGGTGTTTTGGTATAAGGCAGATGCTCATAATGACTTCAGATTGGGGTCAAAAGAGTTCTGGGAAATATCAAAACAGTTAAATAATGACGAGGAAGACGAGCAATATGATCCGAATAACGTGAAGAAACGCGGTCAAGGGCCAAAAATAGCGGTTAAAAAGAGTAAATGGTAAAAACCGCTTTTATAAAACCGCTTTTTAAATATAAAAGCACTTATAACAACTTAAAGACAATATGGTATATTTAATTATAAGATGCAAGAACTAAACATCGTAGAACTTATAGAGCAAAATCCAATATCTAAACTTTCAAAGGCGTATAATAACAAATTAATAAATAAAATCAAGAAAAATTTCAGTGGGTTTGAACAACAATTATTTGTAAGTAGTTTTTATTGTTACTTAAATTATGATAAAAACTATGATTTTGTAGTTGATTTAGATAATATATGGAAATGGTTAGGATTTAGTCAAAAAATTCGAGCAAAAGAATGTCTTGAAAAATATTTTAAGTTAGATATAGATTACAAAACCGCTCTCTCTGATGAGAAAGCACTTTTTGAAAAAGAAACTTCTGTCAAACAAAATGGTGGACAAAACAAACAAACAATATTATTAACAATAAAATGTTTCAAATCACTATGTTTAAAAGCTCAAACCAAAAAAGCGGGAGAAATCCACGAATATTATATGAAAATGGAAGATGTTTTACATGAAATTGTGGAAGAAGAAACCGATGAATTAAGGCTTCAATTGGAGCAAAAAGATAATTTATTACAAAATTCCAAAAAGGAAAAACAAAAGGCTGTAGAACAAACGTTAATTAATCAGTTTCCTGTAAACACTGAATGCATATATTTTGGAACAATAGACAATACAAATGATTCAAATGAGAAACTAATTAAATTTGGACATACAAATAATTTACACAATAGAGTTCTTGACCATAACAAGAATTATGACAATTTTATATTATTAGACGCCTTTAAAGTACAAAATAAGGTAGAAATTGAGAATTTAATTAAGACTCATCCAAACATAAAAAAACAAATACGTTCAATTGAAGTAAATGGAAAAAATAAAACAGAAATAATAGCATATGATACAAATACATTTACCATAAATCAGCTAACAAAATATATTAAAGAAATTATTAATTCAAAGACATATAGCATAGATAATTTTAATAAATTGTTAAAAGAAAATGAAGATTTATTGAAGGAAAATCAGGAGTTAAAAGAACAATTATTTGTCAAAAATGAAACTATTACGAAACAATCAATTGAAATAAATGGATTAAATGAAAAATTAGATAAACAGCAGAATGAATTAAAATTGTTCGAAAAAGAAAACCAATCCGTTTATCAAAATCCTCTAATACCAGAAGACGAACAAACGAACAAATTTAATGAATTTATTAATACAATGTGTATTGTTCGTACGGATGTCGAAGAATCATCTACTAATATGGAGGGAGCATATCGCATTTGGAATAAAATAAAACCAAAAAAAGAAACATTTCACTTGTTTAAAACTTACTTAGATACGCGTTTTAAACCATCAAGACTTTCAACTCAAAATAAAAATCAAGTAGTTAATGGTTATATTGGTGTAAAATTGCAACAAACAGAATATAAAAAACGTTGCTTAAATAATGATGTTGAAACTTTTTTATTCCAAATGTGTAAATTTAGTCCAAGTGGTAAAATATTAAATTCAACATTGCTTACAGAATATCAACGATGGAAACAAATGGTGAATAAACTAACAGATACAAATGATTTAAAAAATATTAAGGAATATTTAAATGATTGTGAATATGCATTAAAAGCTACAGTTTGGACAGAACAAGGTTCAAATGAAGGTTATTATGGTATATCATTAAAAACAGATGAATACAAACATAAAAGTACGTCGTCTACAGGTAAAAAGGTTGAAAAAATAGAATGTAATACAGAAAATGTTTTATGTATATGGGATACAATAGCAAAGGCAGCAGAAGATGAAAACATATCAGCCGCAAAAATGTCACGAAGTATAAAAAATAAAATAATATTTAATAATGATTATTATTATAGAGTTATTGGTTAAAATATAATTATAGTTTATTTTATATAATTATATTATGGTAACTAAAAAAAATAATAGAAAACTAAACCGTATAACAAAGAAAAAAACGAACAAAAATAAAAGATATACACGTCGTAAACAACGTGGTGCCGGTAACCCTGAAATTGCCGATAAGTATAGAGATTTAAAAACATTTAGACTACAATTTAGTGACTTATTGTTTCCACTCATTAATTGGAAA